GATGTATATGCCCTGCAGGCAACTTCCTAGGAAAATTTAGTTTTAACCGGGGTTAACCGCCTTAATTCGATCGATTCGACCGGGCCGGCCTTAAAAAAAAAGGGGGGACCGGGGGGGTTGGCCTGCCGGGACTGGGGAAAGGCAAGGGGGGTGACCCGCCGAAGGCGGGGTTACTCTGAAGGTAATCATTACTTCCTTATATCTTTATATACTTATATGTTTATTTATGTATATCTTTATATGTTTATATAGGTATATGTGTATATAAGTAATTATTACTTGCCTGCATTGAGCATTGAACAAACTCCGTCTGATCTCTTCAACCCCTTTGGAGCCGCCCTTCGTACTATCTTCCGACATCCTTAATATACGAACCGGAAGGCAGGGGACCAACTGTTTTGGGAACTTTTTTAAAATATTTTAGTTGCCTTCAGAGCTTGTTCTTCGTATATTAAGGGTATGATACAGGATAAGCACTTACAAACTAACAAAGAAATCTCAGAAGACACCAGCAGAACTCCTAAAGAAAGGGACTTGGCTCGGGTATTAGGTGTAGCAGAGATACTATTGGCCAGAGAGATGTTTGAATCGGCTCAAGCAATCTTAAGAATTTATTTGGAAGAATTTGAGGAAACAGTTGCCTTGTGAGAGGCTTCTTCGTATATTATGGTACAAACAAAGGAAAAAAGGTTATGAACAAGAAAGAACAAAGAATGGCAATCACTAGAGCTTTCAGAGCAAAGCTAGTAGAAACTCAAGGTAATGGATTCTCCTTCGATGAAGATGATGTAATGCTTATCTTCGACTTCATTAAAGATGGAGTAGCTTATATAGGGCTAGAGTATCACAGAGGGTTAGGTGAAGTATTCAATCCAGTAAGAAGGTGGGCTGAAGGGCATGGTGATAATACTAAGCACTTTGCTTATGAAGCAATCAGTGACATGCTGAATGATGAGTTGGAAGAGATTAGAGCAAAAGTAGAAGAGCAGGCAATGTTTGAAAAGATTAATAAGGGTCTTGGAATTGCAAAATGAACTACAGTAGAATAAGTAAAAGCAGATGGAAGCATCTGAAGCAGGTGGCCGACATGTATGAGGTGGTCGGCTTCCAACGCGGGAAGAACAATACCTACTGTGAGGTCAAAGTCTGGAATAGAGACAAGAATGAGAATATCAGATACAATCATGTGGTTATAAACCAGGACTGGTATTGAAAAATAAAGTTGCTTTATTGAATCAAAGTTCATATATTAAGGTTATGATACAGAAAACAGAACAATCATCCACCGGAACTTCTTTCCACAGTGTTACGATTAAAACAACCTTGGGTAGGTTAAGGGCAGCATTCGGAGATCCGCAATGGGAGAACAACGACGGGCAGGATAAAACCAACATCGATTATTGTTTGGAAACCTCTGACGGGGATGTGTTTACGGTTTATGATTGGAAAAATTATCGTCCAATTGGTGAGGATGAGGTTTTGGATTTTCACATCGGTGCATATACCGGCCACATTGCTTTCCAGGCAAAACAAGAAATGCACAAAATAGGACTTTTTGTTGGTTAATTGAAGTAAAGTTCGTATATTAAGGTTATGATACAGGAAAAAGATTTAAAACCAAACTACTCCATCTTCGGAGGCAAAGGCAATGTATGGAACAATTCAGCTCACATCTATCAATCAGGTAATGGCAACCTATGTGGAACTCCGGCGTTGAGTTCGAATCATGCAGGGGATGCTGGAATGGATGCAGGCTGTGAGAAGTGCTGTGCAATCTACAAAGAGCAAAATAATTGAAAATAAAGTTGCCTTCGGGGGACTGAGTTCGTATATTAAGGTACAAAGAAAGATAAAAAAAAGGTTATGAACAAACAAATTCAAGAAACGATTAACAAAGTATCGACCAGTTTCCCTTCTCTATTCTCTAGAGAGGATGTAATTAAACTTTTAGCTGATTTGAATGCAGAGATGCAAGATGAAGCTCCTAAGCAGGTGATTGATAAGGATGTTCTCCTGACCACTTTCCGACAAATGCTTTCTGAGAAAGATTGGGATAATGTTGTTGATAAGGATGATATCGAATTGAGTATGGGTTATGATAATAAGGTTGAAGTTGATTCAGTTACAATTAATGAGGATTATTTAATTGATGAAGCTGTTGATGCTTTAGAAGCTCTTTGGGATGCTTTAGAAGAAGCTGCAAGCGAAGATTAAAAAAAACATTAGGGGAGGGTTGGTTCCCTCCTCTTTTTTTCTTATATTAGGATTATAATAAAGGTTATGACAGAAAAAAAAATATTCTCAGACACGATTACAGAAGAGCAGTACGATAAGCTTACTTCCCGGAGCATAGCTTACGAACGAAAGCCGAGTCATCCTAATGATATTCGCTCATCAATTAACTTCAATGAATTGCATGAAAGCGTTCGAGGGATTGTTTCTAATCTTCCGATAGTTGAATTTGAGAATTCATTCTCTGATTTCTTTTTAGATGGAGATCAGCAGTTCTACTTGGTTACTTATAAAGAAAGAATCTTCTTAGTAGATACTCAGGGTTATGATTATGCCCGTTATGTAATTCAGCTGAAGGATTTAGTTGTATTGGAGAAAGCAGATACTATGCAGATGAAATCTCACCCTGGAATGGTTGAAGAGATTATTAGCATGCTTAAGCATATGGATGTTGACGGGGAGACTATGGAGCATATCATTCGCAGTGTTGGAATGGAGGAGCAGATGCTCCGTCAATTATTCTTGACCGGGGATGATTACTTAGTAACTAATTTGGTTGCAGAAAGGGAATATGGAATACATCTTTAACTACTATGACTACATTAATCACTACGGGAATAGAATGTACGCAATAGCCGGTGTTAAAGTAATGCCGGTTAGCTATTCTAGCATCCTCTTTACCGGCTCTTATGATGAGTGCATGGAGAGGCTAGACCCGAAAGGCTTGGAAGGTTCTATAGAAGATATCTACCATAGAGTTGCTTTTCCAAAATAAAGTTCATATATTAAGGTTATGATGGAGGAATTATTAGAAAAACAAACTATCCTAAGCGATATCGCAGGAGAGCTCTACGGTGAGCTTTGGATCATGAATGAGAAGTTCTGGGGATCTCCTACAGAGAGAGAGCTACAGGAAGTTACTATGAGTCTACTTAATCTGGGTCATAGTGTAGAGAATACACCAGAAGGGGATGAGGCTGCAAAAATAGTTGCAAAAAAGTTTGGATTTAAGTTGCCTCCAGAAGACTAAGTTCGTATATTAAGGTATAATAAAAAGAAAAAAGGTTATGACAAAAAATGAAAGTTTAGAAATTATCAAAGCAGCTCTTATCGAGAAGAGAGATGCAATTCAACTTGCTTGTTCAGCTCTTGAGAAGGAAGCTAAAGAAGAAAAGAAAGCAATATTTGAGTGGCTATTTGCAGATGAATTAGTATCTTATGCAGGTGTTGCTATCGAGGTAGGGTATAGTGGACTGTACTTTAAGATTGGGAATAAAGAGATTGGAAGTATTAATGAGAGAAGTTATTGGAGGGCTGAAGATAAAGATAAAAAGTATTACTTTAATACTTATGCTACAACATGTGAGGATGAATTTGAATTCAGGAGATTAATTTTCAATGGTAGAGTTGCTGAAAGAATGCTTAATGATATGGATAGTCTTAAAGAAGCGTTTGATACTCCGTTTAGTAAAAAAGAAGAATTAGAAGCTTTGTCTTTGGAATTTCATATCCTTTCAGGAGAGATCAAGCAGAAGGATTATCAGATGCAAGAAGCTAGAAAGCAAGATATTATTGATAAATTGAATGGAGAAGGAGTAGAATGGACTTCAGGTAAATCTTTCGAATTTAATCGCCAATGGAGCTCTTATCTAGTAAAGAAATTAAAAATTAATAAAGCAACTAAATCTGGTAAGACTGTTGACTTAGAAGTTACCTATGCTCTATATGATTGGAGTTATGATGATGAGGGTAATAGTAAGCGAGTAGAAAAAGAGGACCGAATTGCTACGCATGAGGGAATCAAAATGGAGTATGTGATGGGTAATTTTAGAGACCTAATTTATATCTAAGACCTTTTTTCTTTTTTCATATAGTGATTGGGAGCTTCGGCTCCCTTTCCTGTTTGTAGTGTCAACCGTATAGGCGACCGTAGAGCCGGCCGTAGCGAGTCGACCGTAGAGCAGACCGTAGGCAGCCAACCGTAGAAGAGTGAACCGTAGCATGGTAGCCGTACGTGAGAAAATAATCCGGTAGACAGTTGCCTCTTCGGAGGATAGTTCGTATATTAAGATTACAATAAAGGTTATGAAAAGAGACAAAATGATTATAGCACTCCGAGAAAAAGGAGTTCATGTAGTAGGAACAACAGAAGAGTTTGGTATTACTGATGGAGGTATTTGGATCTCAGGAGAGTCTCATCCAAGCCTATTCAACTACTACTCTGAAACATGGATGGATACTTTTGGAGTTCAGCCTAAACTAAATGATTATGTAGAAGAGAATGGCTGGTACTTTGAATGGTATGATGCTGGAACAATGATGGTTTGGCTTAACTAGAAAGCCTGCAGTGTGCTTTACTGCCTTTGAGCTTGACCGCCGAGGGCCTTAGCACCGCCGGCTGCTTAGCTTGACCGCCTCAGCCGGCCGGCCTTGCTAGCGACCTGCTAGCCTAGCCTTAGTGACCAGCAGCACCGCATGACCGGTCACTGCATGGCTCAACTACTCTCACACCATCAAAGAACTCACCCTTAGTATACGAGCCTTCTCCTCTCAGTGCAAGCTAGCCTCTGTAACTTAGAATGATTCTAAATAAGGATAAGGGTTGGAAATACGAATCTGATTTCGTATATTAGGTTTGTTGGGAGGGAGTTGGGAGAGTTATATAAAAAAATAATTATATAAAAAGTTGGTTATTTGAATTATTTTAATTATATTAAGGATATGGAAAAACAAATGGGAATAAATGAATTTAAGGAATTGTATTTTGGATTAGGAGGAGATAAGAAATGGGATTGGTTGGTAAGGAGATTTAATGATAAAAGATTAAATGGGAGAAGATTAAAATTCAGGGTATATAATAAAACTAATAATAGGGATTTAATTATTGATGTAATAAATGAATTGAATAGAATAGATGGAGGAGGATGGGAGTATATGAGATTAGGAGGGAATAGGGAAGAGGAGATGAATTTAGAAGTTTATTGGGATTTGTATAAATTTTATGAAAAAGTTGGATAATTGAATTATTTTAATTATATTAAGGATATGGAAAAAAAGGTTATAAAATTAGAAGATTTGAAAGAGGGAATGAAATTGAGGAGTTTGAAGAATGTTTGTTATGTTGATGAGATGAGTTTAGAGGATGGGTTATTATTAGAGGAGGAATTATTTGAAAGGGTAAATTGGGTAATTAAAAAGGATTGTATTTGGGAGGTAGGAGTAGATGAGGATGAGGTGTATGTTATTTATGATGGGGAGAGTAATGAGGGTTGGTTTGATTTGGAGGAGGTTTTAGAAAAAGGAGTTTTTGAAATAATTTAAAAAAAAGTTGTTTGTTTGAGATTTTTTAATTATATTAAGTTAAATAAAAAAAAAGAAAAAAGATATGAAAAAATTAGGAAAAAAGGAATTAGAGATTGTTGTTGGAGAAGTTAGTAAGGAGATTTGTAAAGTTAAAAAAGAGAAGTTAATTGAGAAGTTTGAGAGTAGTGAGGAGGGGAAGGGGATTAGGAAATTGGAGAATTTAATTAATGAGAGTTTGGTAGAGGTGAATGTTAATTTGAATAAATTAAAAGAATTAAAGGAGGTGTTTGAAAATAGGGAGTTAGGAGGATTTGGTTATGGGTTATTGGATTTAGAGGTGGAGAAGGGGAGGTTTAAGGATTGGGGAGTTGATATAAAAGTGGGGAGAGATTATAATGGTGGGTATAGTAGTAGTAGAAATAAAATTAATGAGGAAGTTGAAAGAGAGTTAATTTTAGAAGGATTAAAAGGAGAGTTTGATTTGAATGAATTAATTAAAAGAATGATTGAAAAGTTTAGTTAGTGAATGATTTGATGAAATAATATATAATGAAATAGTTTGAAAATGTTATATTATTTTGTTTGAGTAGTTGGAAGTTAGAGGTTTTTTAATTATATTAAGGATATGAAGATATATAAAAAGAAAATTGTTAGTATGGTTGTTTTTGAGAATGGAGTGGAATTAGTAATTGGAGGTATGTTGGATGATGGGAGGATTGTTGGTTTTGAAGTAATGGAGGATGGTGTGGAAGTTATATTGGAATGGGGATGGGAAGGATGGAGTGTAATTTATGATAGTAATGGTGAAGTAGTAGAGTAAAAAAGTTTGGGGGAGGGTTGGTTCCCTCCTCCTTTATTCGTATCTTTAGGTATGGAAAAGAAAAAAGAATTAATAAAGTTACTTATGCAATTTCAAAACGATTTGAATGCATTTGATCAAGATGATGTTAACACTTGGAGCATTGAAGGTTTAAGCGAAGAGTTGGATGAGTTAATAACTCAAACAAGTGAGGAAATCGAAGACGAGGAAGAAGAAGATTAAAAAAAGTTTGGGGGAGGGTTGGAAACTCCCTCCCTTTTAATTATATTAAGGTATGGAAGAAACAATAAAGGTTATGAACAAACTAGAATACATCTCAGAATCAGACAGTATCATCGGTTGGTCAGATTCAACTATCGCACAGTCAGAATCTAATGACTGCGTTGTTAGAGCAATAGCAGCAGCCACAGGATCATGCTATGATGTAGCTCATAAATATGTTGCAGAGGTCTTCAATAGAAAGCCTAAGCAGGGCACCGTGCTTACATCCCGTAAGCTAAAAGAGCAGACAGAGATACTAGGTAAGAAGATAGTTGAGCTAGGAGAACCCTGTAAGACATTTCCTAACAATCCATATAGGTTGATCACTCGATATAAGAACTGGGGAGAGATAGTTGAGAGGCAGATGACCTTAAAGACCTTTGTTAAGCTGAACCCAATCGGTACATACATCTTGATAGTAGCAAGGCATGCCTTTGCTTTGAAGGATGGTAAGGTAGTTGGAGGCAATTGTAAAGATGCAAGAGAGCTAAAGAAGAGAGTACATTCAGCATTTATGTTAAAGTAATAGTTGCCTGCTAGCATCTAAGTTCGTACATTAAGGTATAATAGAAAGACAATATGAGCACAACATTTGGAGTACAGGTAGGAGACGAATTGATGCCAGTGGCACGCCGGAACGGTATAGGTGAAGGCAGGGTTGGTATCACCTTCACGAATCCCTTAGTAAGACTATTACCTTCAGACACTCCGGTAGTGCCGATGGATAATACTGCTCAAGGAGTTGAGACGATTGATGATCTATTCTACCTAGAGGCTCACGGAACGTTTAAAGATAGAAACTAACTTCAGAACTATGATAAGAAACATTATAAAAGAATCAATCATCGGAGGTTTATACCTCTTCGGAGCCTCTATTATAGGCCTTGTAATCGTTATAGCAATCTATAACATCTAAGATCTTTTTTCTTTTTCATATGGGAGGAGTCGGCTACGGTCGGCTCTTTCTGTGTCTACGGTTTGCTGAATGAGGTCTACGGTCGACTAGACTACTGCTACGGTTCACTGACATGACATAGTACGTACCTACTACCTACATACATGTACGTCAATACAAACGTACTTAATATCACTATAGTACTATCCTACGGTCTACCATCCTATACTTGCATGCATTTTTTTTAGCAAAATTACACTTATAAGGATATATATTTATATATAATATAAGAGTAGTAGACTTGCCCATATTTATATTAGACTATGAAAGATACTTTCGACTTCACATCCTACGTAAGATCCGGCCGTTTATATGAGGGAGGTTACAATGCACCCTTAAATCCTTTGTTAGTACAGGCTTTAGATAATTACTCTCACGACTATGTCACAATTGGTTCTTTAGAATGGGACCAAATGGTAGACACAATTCGAAAAGTAACGGATTTAACCGGTGATGATCTTACAGATTTTTTAGGAGGTGATTCCGGCGGAGCTACTCTTTGGGACTATGCAGAAGCACTAGACATCCGGATTAAGTATGAAGATGACTTTGAAGATGAGGAACCGCATCAGACCACGGATACATCTGCAGGCCCTAGAGGAATCGAAGAGATCGTCAAAGAGGTTCTAAGTAAGAGACTATCCGAGATTCAAATGGGATTTGAGTATAATCCTAAGTCAGTGACGGGTACGGGTAAGAAGAGAGGTCCGAAACCAATCGCCTTTCCGTACTATGAGTTAAAGGAAAAATTTCCCGAACACTTCCGTCTTCAGGCTAAAGATAAAGCTTATACAATGTTAGTATCTAGGGATGTCATTGAAGCTATTAGTCAATTAAAAGATGCCGGGCGTAATGCTAGATCTAGACAGTTAACTAAACTACAGGATGAATTAAGGAGTATTACCACTCAGACCCGCCGCGTTCTTATCAAAGGTACAGACGGTCAGAGGACTTTCCCGGTAATGGGTAAGGAGATGTATATCGTCAATTGGCCTATCATGGGACCTAACAAGACTAAAGAGTTCTTATGGTTAAACCCTACCCAGAAGGAGTTCCAAGAAGGTCTTAACAATTTCCAAATTGACGAAAATTACCTAGATTAACGGATTCTCAAATTTTTTTTCCGGAAAATTTTTGTAGTATAGTTGGATATATAAATATATCTTCGTATATTACGGTACAATAAAGGTTATGAGACGTAAACATATATCACTATTTGAATTAGCAGTACTTGAAGCTCAAGGGTATATAACTATATACTGTATGTTGAACCCAAGTACGGTACCTAACGTACCTGGTAAAATCCCTGAATACTATAATAACTTTCAGAATTTACTTTTAAAGTATCCTCGGATACCTTGTGATAGAATCTTGGATTTCATAGGGTGTGAGTATGCATCCGACATAGAGGTACGGTCTAAGGATGATAGCGGCGCAATCACTTGGATACTCTTGTATGCTAAAGATAAACTCAAGTTACAAGACAGAGAAAGAGCAGAACTTTCAGGCAAGTATGTCTACGTCTTGACCAATGAGGCATATCCTAACTTATGCAAGGTCGGTAAGGCGGTAAATCCGGAGACAAGGATCAACGGTATCAATTCGGCCGGTACTGTGTCCGAATGGGTCTTACGGTTTGCTCTCCCGGTCACTAATGACTATAAGGTTGAAAACCTGGTTCATAGACACCTTCAAGAGTTTCGTAGAGACTCCGATCAAGGTCATGCCCGGGAATTCTTTGAGGTTGACTTTGAGACTGCCGTCAAGGCAGTCGAATATTTTGGGAAAGATTTTTATGCCGGTGAATCAATTATTTATTAAAATCATGGAAAAGGAAGAGAAGTTTAACGGTCTGGAACGTCGTCACGTCCGGCAAATCATCCGTCGAATGATGATTCAAAAGGTCAAGCCGTCCGGAAAGGTCTATGATAGAAGAAAGTCTAAGAAGGATTTGCCTTGATACTCTTTAGTTCATATATTTATATATATGCCTGGAAGGCGACCAAATTTGCTACTGTGGTGGAATAGGTAGACACGCAGGACTTAAAATCCTGTGGGCAGTAATGCCCGTGCCGGTTCGATTCCGGCCAGTAGTACTAACTTATGAAAAAACTAATCTATATCGCCGTGATGGTCATTTTAGCAGCTTGCTCGAACGAGACCTCTACTACATCCACTGACACAGCTTGTGTTGATTCTACCTGCTGTGATTCATCTACAGTAGATTCTCTTCTTGTTGAAGATAGGAAATAATAAACCTATCTGATCTGATCTTGTAGCTTAGCCGGATAGAGCAACGGTTTTCTAAACCGTAGGTCACAGGTTCGAATCCTGTCAGGATCACCAAAGTAGTTCTTTGACGTATAAAAATTAATCGCGGATTGGTGTAATGGTAACACACTGGGCTCATAACCCAGAGTTGATAGTTCGAGTCTGTCGTCCGCTACTAAGTGTTGTTCCCTTGAGAAAGGAATGTTATAGAGTGGCTTTGACTGAGTGCCAACGACACTAAGGGGTTCTCTCCCTTAACTTACCCTTTCGTCTAACGGCAGGACAACTGGTTTTGGTCCAGTTAATGGTAGTTCGAATCTATCAGGGGTAACAGTTGCTCGGTTCGTCTATCGGTTAGGACACCAGGTTTTCATCCTGGTAAGAGGGGTTCGACTCCCCTACCGAGTACAAATTAGAAGTTCTTTGACTTAAAAAAAAAGAAACAAATTATGAATGAAATTATTTTAGCTTACGGTCTAGGAGTTGTCAGTGTTGGTGTTTTAATACTAATGAGGGTGGTTCTTAGGTCAGACAAAAAAGTTACCGAACTCGAACAGGTGATTGAGAATTCAATGCGTGACCATCAAACATCTATACAGGATGTCTATCGACAGATAGAAACTGTAGAGCGTGAGATCGCTTATCAGAATCAGGAATTAGATCGAAAGATCGACTCTCGGATTGATAAATTAGATTTTCGAATTACAGATCAATTAAATTACATTAAGAGCAAATCTGCTCAGGATTATTAATTAAATGTCTAACCCGTCGAGGGACTTCTAATTTACTATTGTAGACCTATCATTAACTTGGTAGGTCTTTTTTTTGTCTATTTATAAAATATGGCTACTTATCAAGTTAACGTCACTCAATCTAAAACACTATTTACCCCGGATACTCCTGCTGGTACTTCTACAGTATTCGCTGTTACTAATTCTCTAGCAGGAGCCTCTTACTTTAGCTTAGAGACTATCCCGAATAACCAAGGTTTTTATTTGGGATCAGTTCCAAGTATCTCCGGTTCTTTTACTTATAATGCAGGTATCTTGAATTTAGTTAATGATAATTATAAAATGTCAGCTGTAGTTGCTCCAGGTGGAGGTGTTATCACCTTTATACCCGCAGTACCTCTAACAGCTTCTACTCTCTGGATGAGGGGAATTTCTTAAGTTTTACTATTTATCACCGACTATGGCACCGACTAAAGGAAAATCAAAATCTACCTCTGTTATACTAAAGATTGTAAAGAAGCAGGTGAAAAGAAAAGGCATTCATGCTAAGACTAAAATGTCTAAGAATAGAGGATCTAAAAATTACGTAAAAGTTTCTCGAGGACAAGGTTAACTTGCATCCTTAAGTATTTTTAATTATCTTTACTGTTATGAATAGTAGATGGAGGATTATTGCAATCCAACCTGATAAGTGTATAGTAGGTGTATGGAGGTTATCGGATGATAAAAAATTCTTCCTCGGCGATGTAACACCCTACGGTCCTATAGGTAAATTTAGTGTTCACCAAGGGTCTATTCAAGTAGAATTGGGACTTAGTAGTGTTCACGGTATTAAAGAAATTCATCGAGCAACCCTTAAGTATTTAGAGGAGTTACCTTGAGTTCTTTTCTCTATTTCGACGCTATTTATATAAAAGCGCTTTTTAAAATGAACAAAGAATTTATTAGAATGCAGAAACTTGCCGGTCTTATGACTGAAGGCTTGTATACTTCTGACGAGAAGGCTCCTATGGAAGGAGTGTCAACTGGTAAGATGACTATGAAAGAGTTGAAAGCTAAGATCAAAGAAATGATGGCTCCAATGCCTGAAGATGATGATACTAGAATTGATTACAGTATGGGTAAGACTGGACCTAATCAAATGCCAAGACCGCCAAAATCTTTAAATATAGATATCGACGAAGATACTGCTGGAGAGATGGCTTATGCTGAAATGGGTAGTCTGGATGAAGATCACACTATGGATGCATATCAAATAGCTAGAGAGTTGGTTAGAAAGATGCCTTTTCCGGATGCTGTATTTGCAAGTAAAGATTTATTTCTTGCTACAATAGATGCATTGTATGGTGAATTATATAGTTATGCTGAAGATCAATTCGGGGATGCAGGTTCTGCTCCTGATGAAGATGGTAAGTATGATGACAGTAGAGATGTTTATGATGATCAATACCCTGATATGGCTGAAGGAGATCTTTTTGAAGCTAAAGAGGATGAAGAGTCTGATACTGAGGATGTGATTGTAGTAGAACCAGGTGAAGAGGAAGTTCCTGCTGAGGATGTAGCAGTTGATGTTGGAGATAGTGATACACAAGTCGATGTTAATATGGATGGTGTACCGGATGTTGATACAGGCTCTCCAGAATCTAAAAAAGCTTTTACAAGTGCAGTTGATGCTTATAATGACGCGAAAGCTTTAGGAGATCCTAAATATACTCAGATCCTCGCTAATGCTTTGACTTACTACAATAAGAATATTATTCTTAAAGCGGGTCGACCACAAGCTTAATTAAATTAAATATATTTGGAAAGGATGCCTTACGGTGTCCTTTTCCTATTTATAGTATATATGGATCCTAGATTAGTATTTGGATTATTTCAAGACCCTGGAGATAAATCACAGGAGAAAGTAAAAGAGATTATTGATTTCACAGATCATCCTTATGTTCTAATGGGAATGTTTACCCGGATTATCTTCAGAGGGGAGGTAGTTAACGATCAGATATTAAAATTTTTTTTAGAGATAAATAAGGATATCGATACAGAGAACTTGCAAATACTTAATAAAAGTATGATTTTTAGTAGAGCTTATTCGTATCTAAGTAAACTTGATCTTGAAAACTCATTCCATGTTGAGACTCTTTTAGATAAAGCGAGTGATCCATTTTTACAAGCTTGCGACCTATCGATCGACCACTTTACAGAGTCGGAAGAATATGAGAAATGTTCCTTGATTAAAAAATTTAAAGATTTTATAGAGTTTTCTCAAAATAAGTTGCCCTTGTAGTTTTCAGTTCGTATCATCTATATATGGGGTTTGAGACAAGGGGAAGAATTGAAAGGTATATAATAATATGAGATATAGAGATCAAGTGATTAACAAAGTAGAGGTACTAGAAAGTACTTTAAAGGTATTAAGACAAATTGTTCAAAGACAAGAACCGGTCAATAGATATCTAGAGATGGTCGATAAAGCGGAACGGGAGCTTGACCAAATTAAACAGTATGTTGAGATGGAGCCTACAACTTCTAATGAAGTAGGTGGCCTTTCCGGTAATAGGTAATTATATTAATAGTATGAATTTAACAGCAGAACAAATCCAATCTAATTGGGAGGAATTTTTGGGGTATATTGATACCTACATCTCTTCCCCACGTAAAGAAGATCTTCGTAAGTTTTACGAGGACCGGGTAGATAGGTTTATTCTAATGCCGGCAGCTCATACTACAAAATATCATAACTGCTTTCCGGGAGGTTATATCGAACATGTTAATCGTGTTATTAAAGCCTCTTTACATTTTGCAAAATTATGGGAGAAGTTTGGCTGTGATATGTCTACCTTCACAATCGAAGAATTAGTATTCTCTGCAATCAATCACGACTTAGGTAAGGTCGGTGATTCAACTCAAGATTTATATCTTCCAGGAAAAGACGAATGGAGAAAGAAAAACTTAGGTGAAATTTATTCTTATAATACAGACGTTGCTTTTATGACAGTCCCGGACCGATCGTTATTTCTATTACAAGAAGCAGGTATTAAGTATTCTTTAAATGAAATGCTAGCCATCAGGACTCATGACGGTCTATATGAAGAAGCTAACAAAGCATATTTAATCTCTAGAATGCCGGAGAGTAGATTTAGATCTGCAATTGCCTATATTCTACACCAAGCAGATTTTATGGCATCAGTTGTTGAACTAACAGTCAATCCAGTAGATCAGCCGAAATCAAAACAATTCGCAATCTCTAAGGAGGTAACTCAAAAAAATCCAACCACTCACCAACAAGCTGCGAAAAATAAAGCTTTATCAAACATTCAGAGTGACGGTTTAAAAAATGCAATGACAAACTTTTTCAACGACTAATGGAGATCTTAATCACCCTTCTCATCATCGCAGTTATTACTCTAGGATTCACAACCTATAATCTTCTCCGTAAAAACGAGAAGCAGGAAGACGTTCTCGCCGCCTACTTACTCTACATGGACAATCTATCTAAAATTATCGAACATAGTAGTGATCGTCTTAAAAAGATTGATTCCAAAGGCACATTTGAAAGTGATGATGAGATTGGTTGGTTTTTCGAACAAATTAAGGTTATTCAAGAACGATTAAATAACTTTAAACTAACCGATGGAGGAGAAGAAAAATAAGAATTATTTCACTCATGATACTGAGCTTGCTATAATCAAATACGTTAACACTGAAGATTATACAGAAAGAAATAAGATCTACCGAGAAGAGATTCACTACGCACTCTTTAAATTAACACAGAACCTAATACATACTTTTAAGTTTTACTACACCGAGGAGACTAATTTAGAAGATCTTCAGCATGAAGTAATCACCTTCCTACTAACTAAACTCGATCGCTTTAACCCTGCCTATGGAGCTAAAGCGTATTCATATTTTGGAACAGTAGCAAAAAGATACTTAATCGCTTCTAATCAGAAGAATTATAAAAAGAGACTTGAATTACTCTCCCTTGACAATTTAAATATTGAACAGGAGGATGGTGAGTTTGTTCACGGAGATGTTTTAGATACTAACGGTATCCAGACAGATTCAAAAGTATATCACCCGATAGATGAAGTTTCTGAGTTTCTAGATATCTATGTTAAGTACTGTACAGATAATATCTACGAACTATTCCCAAGAGATGAGGAAGCTCAAATTGCTGATGCTATTTTAGAACTCTTTAGGAAGAGAGAACATATTACAATCTTTAACAAGAAAGCTCTGTACATTTACATCAGAGAGATTATCGATGTTAAAACACCAAGAATCACTAAAGTAGCTAACGAATTAGGGGATCTATATAAGAAACAGTATGCATTCTATATAGAGAACGGTTACGCAGACTTCTAAACTGTACTACTTTCTATTTATAAAAAATAGATTACTTATGAGTTTAGATAAATTAATATTCAAAAATAAGAAATTCGCAGACCTTCTAGAAGAGATTTACGACAATCAGAAGAGGAAAGAAAAGCAGATTTCTACTCTTATCTCTGAACTACGTCCATTAATTGAAGATACTGGAGATGCAACTTTGATCGTACCACTTATTAAAGAGTACTTAGAGATCGGAGTTAAGAATGATGACCAGCTTGTAAAAGTTGCAACAATCATTCAACGTATATTCCAGAACCAAGATTCAGCTACTGATTCATTTGGTATTACAGATGAAGAGAGGGAGCAGTTGTTAAAAGAGATCAACAACATAAAAGAAGATAAATAATGGACTTTAAAGTTGCGATAGTTAAAGATATCGTCCTAGATGATACTAGTAAATATTTTACTAACGTAGGCGAGTACAACGGTATTGGATCAATATACTTTCAAATAGTTAAGGGTAATTATAAATCAAGAGGATTTGCAAAACCTTACTTCCCTAATATCTCAAACTATCCACTACTAGAGGAATTAGTATATATCTTCTCTCTTCCATCTCCAGACATACAAGAAAATAACTTTAAAGAAGTCTTTTATTATATTACACCGTTAAATATCTGGAATAGCAATCACCATAACGGTATCCCAAATATCTTTGAAAATAAAGATATACCAGAATCACAGCAAAGAGATTATAAACAAACAGAAGCAGGATCAGTACGGAGGGTTGAGGATCGCAGTAGTGATATTAAACTAGGTAATACATTTGAAGAAAGATCAAATATAAAACCTCTCCGAAAATTTGAAGGTGATTTTGTATTAGAAGGACGGTTAGGTAATTCGATTAGATTTGGTTCAACCATTATATTAAACAATAAACCATTAACCACCTGGTCGACAGGAAGTAGTGCAGGAGACCCTATCTTACTAATAAGAAACGGTCAAGGAGATAAAGGCAGTGTAGGGTATATTCCAACAATAGAAGATATTAATCTAGACCCTTCATCAATCTATTTAACATCAACTCAAAAAATACCAATCACTGTCGCAAGCAGTAATTATTTCTCCTATAAAGAAAACCCTCCTGCTGATCCGGATACGTATAACGGTAAGCAAGTTATAATCAACTCAGGGAGGTTAATCTTCAATACAACAGAGGATCACTTATTACTAACCTCAACAAAGAGTATTAGTCTGAGCTCTTTATCTAATATAAACATAGATGCATCTGAGGTTATAATGCAAACTAATAAAATATACCTAGGATCTAAGAATGCAAACGAACAACTAGTCTTAGGTAATACTGCTGTAGCACAGCTAGAAGAAATAGTAGATATACTTAAAACATTACTAAACGCTTGTAAACTCGCTGCAAATAGCGGAGGGCCCGTAGCATCACTAAAGGGTGTTGCTGATGCTTTGACAACAAGGTTAAATTCAATAAATCTAAAAGCAATGCTCTCCAACTCTAATTACACTGCATAATGACACCAGAAGAACTAGAAAAACAGAGAGAACAAGAAAGGCAGGATAAGAAAAAACTGCAGCAAAAGCTAGCTCTTCAAAAAATTGCAGCCGGTGCTATAGTTTCTATAGCTACTCAAACTACTGCTTTAGATAAACTAAATGAGAGTATTAATCCAAAAGTAGCAGCTCTCAAAGAGAAAGCAATCACTCAACTAATAAACTTAGCTGGGGACTTAGGAATTAAAGGATTAGAGACAGGGAATCCACAATTGCCTGATTTATGTCCTTCACAACCTATCCTAGACAAGGTAACGATCATAAGAGATGCTCTGCTTGGAGATTTAGAGACGACAGCTAAGTACATCAATTTAATAAATCAGTCATTGACAATTGTCAATAGTTTATTTAACGGTGCTATCAATACAGTAACTGCTATAAACTTAATAAAAACAACCGCTGCAATTGGTGTTAAAGCTGCTCCTGTAGTGCCTGGGTTTGTAACTGCCCTCTTAGCAGATCTAGATGATGTTAGAACCTTATTAACTTTTGACAAAGAAGGTAACCCTAAATTAGTTAAGTTAAAACAAACAGTAGATATTGGAACTAACTATATAGCTACTGCTGCTGGTACGTTAAATATTCTATTAGGCCTTCTACAGGTAATTGATAAAGTTTTAGAAAAATGCGGAAAGCAACTTCCAGCACCTAACGAAGACCTTAATAGTCTAGTATCAGTAATTAAAACAGCAGAAGCATCAAATATTAACGACACATACAAAGGATTTATTTTTGAAGTTGTAGATAAATACTTCAGCCCGACTCTAAATCAGAAGATAGGTCAAGCTAAAAACAAACAAGGGATCGTCCTACTTCAAACCAAACCTTCATTCACTCAAGACCCAAAAGTGTTAATTGAGGAATTAAAATTGATAATTGATAGAGATAATCTAAAAGCTGATTAAGAAATATTTATAAAAGATGGATACCAAATTATTTAAAAAACTCATCAAAGATGCTGTAAAAGAAGCTATTCAAGAAGAATTGAAAGAGATTCTATTGGAAGCAGTTCGTGCCCCTAAGACAATCGTTAAAGAGAGTTATGCCCCTCAAATTCAAACATTAACCAGTGTACCAGTTGCACCCTCTACTAATGCAAGAGAAAAGTATAGAGAGATACTAGGCGGTATGATGGAATCAAGAAACGGAAACATTTCAATGAACTCAAATGACGCTTTGGGTTTCGGAGCTCAACCTGGCTATAGACCACCAGCGAGCGCTAATACAGCCGGAGAAGGTTCTGCACTACCAGCAGGAGAAGTCAACCTCGACCAAATTATGGGACTTATAAGTAAAAAATAATGGCATTTGGAGCTAAAAGAATATACCCTATTGATTTAGCTGTAAGTAAAGCAGTTGGAGTGTCCCTACCTTTTAATGGGAATGCAGTTTTTAAGCCAACATACACAACTAAGGAAGCTATTAAAGCTAACCTTATTAATTTTTTACTAACTGGACAAGGAGAGAAAGTCTTTAACCCAGGTTTCGGAGCAGGTCTACGAAAATTTGTATTTCAGCAAATTTCAACTGAAGGAGTTTCTGAAATTGAAAATTATATATCCTCAGTCATAGCAAAGTATTTTCCCAATATTCAGGGAGTAGCTCAAATTCAAACCGTACCAGATCAAAATACAATTTTTATAACAATAACATATAGTATTTTAAATACAGGAATAAACGATACATTACAAATAAACTTAAATAATGGCTAAGAATAGAGATATAAAATACTTTAATAGAGACTTCGTAGGACTTAACGACCTGCTTACTAGTTTTTCTAAAACATACTTCCCAGACACCTACAATGATTTTTCACCATCATCCCCTGGAGTGATGTTTATGGAAATGTCCGCTTACGTAGGGGATGTTTTATCTTTTTATTTAGATAATCAAATACAAGAAACCTTCTTACAGTATGCAAAACAATCTTCAAGTTTATATAGTCTAGCATATATGTTAGGATATAAGCCTAAAGTAACTAAAGCAGCTACCGTAGATATTGATTTTTACCAACAAATACCCGCTAAATTATCTAGCTCAGTATACATACCGGATTTTGATTATACATTATTATTCAATGAGAATACCCAAGTAAAGCCAGCAAGCGGAAACAATTTTTTCATAATTCAAGACGCAGTTGACTTCTCAACATCAAGCTCTTTTGATCCTACTGAAATAACAGTTTACCAGATTTCCGCTGGTAATCCTCAGTATTATCTATTGAAAAAAACTAGGAAGGGGATCTCTGCTCAAATCGAAACCGGAACATTTTCTTTTGGTGCTCCTGCTGCTTTCTCAACAGTAACTCTTGAAACTGCTGATATAATTCAAATTTTAGATATAACCGACTCTGATGGTAATACTTGGTACGAAGTACCTTACCTAGGACAGGAGATGGTATATAGACCATTAAAGAATACAAATACTAATGATCCTAACTCCTCAAGCGATAGCGGTGCACCATACTTAATGCAATTAGAGAAAGTACAGAGAAGATTTACAACAAGATTCACCTCTGAAACTACTCTTGAAATTCAATTCGGTTCCGGGACAACTGGAGATGTTGATGAACTAATCACTCCAAATCCTAATAATGTAGGTCTAGGCTTACCTTATGAACAATCAAAACTAACTACCGCATTCGATCCTACAAACTTCTTATACACAGATACCTACGGAATCGCCCCATCAAACACAACTTTAACAGTGAGGTACTTAACCGGTGGCGGAGTTACAGCAAACGTTGAAGCAGGAACCCTAACATCTTTAGCCGGCACTACGAATATCAGCTTCATTAACAATAATCTAAATAGTGCAACCGCTAACTATATTTTTAATACTATCGCAGTTAACAACCCGCAAGCAGCAAGCGGTGGCGGTAGCGGAGATACTCTAGAAGAGATCAGACAAAATACACTAGTCGCTTATCAATCTCAACTTAGAAACGTAACTCCTAACGATTACTTAGTTAGAGCACTATCAATGCCTTCTAACTATGGATCAGTTGCTAAAGCTTTTGTACAACCAGTTAAAGCCTCTGATAGTACTCTACCAGGTCAAATACCAACAACTTTAAATCTCTACGTATTAGGATACAATGCAAGCGGATATCTAAACCAGGTATCTGATACAGTAAAACAAAACCTAAATACATACTTATCTGAATATAGAATAGCCGGAGATAGTGTAACCATTAAGGATGGATACGTAATCAATATAGGGTGTGACTTTGAAGTAGTAGTGAGACCCAACTATATAAACAGTGAAGTACTGGTAAATTGCTTAACAGAACTTAAAGCTTACTTTAAGACTGAAAATTGGCAGTTTAATCAACCAATTATCCTAAAAGACTTAAATATTCTTTTAGACAAAGTACCTGGAGTACAGACAGTTAAATCTGTTATAATTACAAATAAAACAGGAGTTAGTCAAGGATATTCTGAGTTTGCATACGATACAAGTATCGCAACACAAGGCAATGTAATCTATCCTTCTATCGATCCTATGATATTTGAAGTTAAATATCCAGATACAGATATTAAAGGGAGAGTAGTTTCTCTCTAATTCATATTTATAACAAATGGCTGTTTATAAACTCTTCCCAGAGAAAGACGCTACCCTATATAGCGAGTATCCCGAAATGAATACCGGGATAGATGAAATCATTGAAGCATCAACACAAGTAGCTTTAGATGGCTCTCCTACTGTAAGTAGATTCCTGGTACAATTTAACCAAAGTCAAATTCAAGACGTATTACAAAACAAAGTAAGCGGCTCTTTTGCTACCTATCTCAAAACCTATATAGCGAAAGCATCTGGGTTAGGTGAGCAGATAACCCTCTACAATTATGCAGTATCAGGCTCTTGGCAAAATGGAACAGGTAAATACCAAGACTCTCCTGAAACACAGAATGGAGTAAGTTGGAAATCAAGAATAAGTTCCGGCTCTGGAACCTGGGCAACTACTTTTGGATCTACAGGAGCTACAGCATCTTATGCCGTAGGGTATACAGGCGGAGGTAACTGGTATACTAGTTCTACTTATATTCAGACAGCCTCTCTTCAGTACAGAAGTGATTTCGATCTAACATTTAACGTAACAAATACAGTCTTAGCCTGGTATAGTAGTTCTATAACAAACAATGGATTTATCATTAAACAAGCAAATTCTAGTGAATTTGACAGCACTAAGACAGCAGAATTAAAATACTTCTCAGTAGATACAAATACAATCTACCCACCGCAGTTAGAATTTAGATGGTCTGATTTTATCTTTAATACAGGTTCATCAACTCAGACATTCGTAACAACCCCTGATGTAGTAGTCACCCTACCGAATAATGCCGGATCTTACCAACCTCAATCAATCCAAAGATTTAGAGTAAATGCAAGACCGCAATTCCCACCTAGAGTATTTACAACTTCTTCATTTTATACAACTAACTATTACCTACCAACTGCATCTTTTTGGTCTTTAAAAGATTTAGATACTGACGAAGTTGTAATTGATTTTGATACACAGTATACAAAACTTAGTGCAGATTCAAATAGTAATTACTTTGACATATATATGGATGGATTAGAGCCAGAAAGATACTATAAACTCCTTATCAAAACTTTAATCGGAGGAACAACTCAAATATTAGATAGTAACTACTACTTTAAAGTTATAAACGGATAATGGTCGAAACAATCAACATAGAAGTAACTAAGTACAATAAAGCAGAATTAACAAGAACTGTTAATACTTCATTTACTCAATTCGGAGTAACTTCTCCTGTAAGTCAAGCACCTGTAGCAGAAACTATAACAGTACCTGAATTCTTTGCAGCATACACTAACTTATTTTATATAATCCCTAAATCCGGAGATATAAACTCACATGAGTACTTAATTAAGACAAGTGGAGAGTATGTAGGAGGTGTAGGGACTAACCAGGAAGTTGAAGCATTACAACAAGAAATTACACAATTAAGACAAGAGAATTTGGATTTACAACAATCTTTACTTACCTTACAAATACCTAAATAATGTCTACTCCACAAATACTTCCTATATTACCATTAAATACTGAAGGACAGGAGTTAACCTCTGTAGATGAAAGCAACATATCAACCATTAGTGTATCAAGTAAATATAATACAGAAACAGATTATATTCAAGCTTACCTATACGATGTAAACGATAACTTAATTTCTAGATTAACAACTAACTACTCTGTAACGAGCGGTAAGATCTCTGGAAGCTCTACTTCACAAATAAACTTAGATCCAGCTCAAGATTTAGCATCTAATAATTATACTCAAGGAATTTATAAAATTAACTATAATTTTTTAAGTAACTTAATTATAGGTTCACCTACTTTTAATATTACTGAGATATCATCAGATAGAACAGAGTTAAGAGTTTCTAATTCAAGCTTAGATCCTACTGCATTACAAGCAGTATCCATTACACTAACTAATTTTCTAAATAGCACAGAAACCTTTCAAGGTTTTGATTTAGATTTTAATAGTGATACCCTACTTCTTGCTACTAACGTAGGCTTTGACGGAACTGCCATACTAATTAAATTATACCAACCACTCCCCTCTAACTTAGGTACGAGATCAACTTTTAACTTTGTTGAAAAGAAATCAGAGCCGGTTGCATACAGGGTAGAATATCCACAAGAAGAACTACCCTCAGCCCAGCAAATATACTTAAAAGGTCCGAACCTCAACATTCAAGCACAGCAAGAGACTAATAACTCTACTGAGTTTCAAACTATAGATTCGATCTACAGTAGCTCTGATATTAATCTCTCTAATCAGTTAAACAGTATATTAGTAGAAAGAAGAGCAGAACTTAATACAGACTATACAAATTTTAGTAACTTTGTTTTTTTTAGCTCTATAGAACAGAGACTAATTAACTTCTATGAAAAAGCTAGTTTGATTGAGAATTACAACTCTCAAATCACTAGTTTAAGTACAATCCCAAACTCCATTGAAGCTTCAAGCAGTAAAGCAGTATACCAATCTAGAATTAACGATTTAGTCACTAACTTCGACGGGTATGACTATTTTCTCTACTTTGACTCTGGGTCCCAAAGCTGGCCAAAATCAACCTCTACTCAACCCTACACCCTATACTCTACTGGATCAGCTCAAGTAATAAGCTGGTATAACACACAACTAACCTCTGCCTCTCTCTATGACGAACAGAATCAAAATTATATTTACAATATATACCCTCAGTATATAACAGAAGATTCTGATAACGATCAATTCAAACTCTTTAACGAGATGGTTGCTCAGATGTTCGATCAAATCTGGCTATACACTCAAGCAGTCGAGAATAGACAGGACGGTGACAATAGATTATCGGAAGGTATTTCAATTGATTTAGCAGCCGATGCTCTAAGATCCTACGGAATAACCTTGTATGAAAGCAACCTAAGTAATAACGATTTATATACAACCTACTTAGGAATTAACGCTGCTGGAGGGACTCTACCTCCGACAGGGAGTGAATGGATAACAAATTACGTAACCGCTTCAGCAGAGACTACTCCGTTCAATGATGCTCAAAAATTAGTTTATAAAAGACTATATCACAACCTACCTTACCTGCTAAAAAAGAAAGGTACTGTTGCAGGATTACAACTACTTATAGATTGTTTTGGAGTACCTGATACTATATTAAGAATTTATGAGTATGGAGGAAAAGATAAAAAATCAAACACATGGGATCAATGGCAAAACGAATTTAATTATGCTTTCGATACAAAAGGAACTAATTTTTTAACCTCGTCTTTTGCTCTTAACTCAGCTTGGAATGCAAGCAACGACAGACCGCAGGCAGTAGAATTTAGATTTCAAACCAGAGGAATCCCAGCTCCCGCCTACTATTCTCAAAGTCTATGGTCTACCGATACACTTGCTAATCTAATTTTAAGATACCCAGGCAGTGGTTACTCTTCCGGTTCTTATACTGGCTCAGTAGTTGATCCTTATAACCAGTACGGTAGATTAGAATTAATACCCGATCCTTCATCTCCTAACGCTTCTGCAAGTGTTTACTTACCATTTTTCAATGAGGGTTGGTGGTCAGTGCTAGTAAATAAAGTAGGTACAGTTTACTCACTATATGCAAAGAATAATATTTATGAAGGGCAAAATGGAAATACAATAGGTTTTCAAGCTTCATCATCTGTAGATCCATCTACACAAGCTCCCTGGAATAACGCAATTGAATCTTATTTTGCAACATCATCTTACAGTGCTAAAATATTTTCAGGATCACTACAGGAGGTAAGGTATTACACTACAGCATTAAGTGAAAGTTCATTTAATGACTATGTAATGAACGCTTCTTCAATTAGAGGAAATACAACAACTACCGCCCCTAGTGAATTAGCATTTAGAGCCACTCTTGGAGGAGAGCTATACACAGGTTCAGTATCAGTACATCCAAAAGTTTCCGGAATACAAGTAACAACTTCTTCTTTCTCTTCAACAAGTAATTTCTACTATAAAAATACCCCTACATTTATTCCAAATAATGAAGTTATATTTTATGATCAAGTATTAGGCGGTATTAAGAATACAGTAACTAATAAAATAAAATTAGGAGAATCAACAGTATACGGAAAAGTACTTTCAGGACTAGCCTCTCTCCAGCAGAATTACCCCGCCTCCCAAAGCTACACTAACGATGTTAACTATATGGAAGTTGGTTTTTCACCAGCTAACGAAATTAACGAAGATATTAATTCCCAGATAGGCTACATCAACATCGGAGAGTATATCGGGGACCCTAGATTTGTATCAGAATCTTCCTATACTTATCCGCAATTAAACACATTAAGCTCTGATTATTTTAAAAAGTATGGTAGCTCATACGATCTACAAGATTACTTTAGATTAATCAAATACTTTGATAATTCCTTATTCAAAATGATTAAGGACTTTATTCCTGCTAGAGCTTCTGCAGCAACAGGTGCAATTGTTAAGCAGCACTTACTAGAAAGAAACAGACAAAGACCTGCTCAAATTGATTATACTCAACCTGAATACACCGGTTCATTTACATCTCTAGCAAGGGATTATCAAACAGGGTCTATAGAGGTTTTCACAGGCGGTGCTGGAGGATCAGTTAATGTACTAACCAATCTAACACAATCATGGTCTTCCTCTATCTTAACCAAGGCTGGACTAGTAGAGCAGATTAATTCTTCACAATATGAATTTTTTAATGGTGAGTTTTCTGGATCATCGATTGATGTAACTAAAGGGAAGCTACAGGATAATCCACTACTAGGATCTGCTTATAGTGTAGGAATACCAGATCTACAGAATTTAGATGTTAGAAGTGCTGCTTTTGTAATAAGTGCAAGTATTTTAGACCCGATAACAATTATATATTATAATTCCGGTTCATATCCGTTTAATAACTTACAAAAGTCAATAAGCTACTACAATACAACGAGTTATGAATATAAACCTAACTTCTCCGTACAAGCTGACATAAATATAAACATTACAGGAAGCATCTCAGGTTCCGGTCCCTCCTATAGTAATTTTTTAACCACAAATCTAGTTAAAGATGGAGTAGAGATATTAACTGATCTATTAACACTAGGCTCTCCCTCAAACTTCACCCACAGTATATCATATCTAAACCTATACCTAGTTAGCGGTTCAACCTACAAAGTTACCTACCGTTTAAATGCACTAACACCTGACACTAGTGCTTCTATAAATGCAAACACAAGCTGGATAGCAACAGTAGATAATTTATTTGCACAATCAACTTATTATCTAGATCCAACCGTTTACACCCAGCAGAACTTTCCCGGTAATATAAATAACTTTTCTGACTACAATAGTCTATTAAATAACGTTTACTCAAACAGAGTATCAGATAAATACTACGATGTTGATTATAGTACAAACCTACTAAACCCGGTTAACTTCACAAGTATCATTAGCCAATCTGCACTATACGCACAGGTTCAAGATTCAAACTACTCCTCAGGAAGCGCATGGGTAAAAGGAAGATATTCCGGAACTAAACTAACAAGTGCTACTTATAACACCTACACTCCAGGAGATATATCCTATGGTAAGACTGCAGTAATTGATAGTTATAAAACATACTTTTTATATTTCTCTAAAATTATTTTAACCCAGTCAGGAAGCGGTGACGGAACTATATATTCAGGAGGTAACGTAAAAGGAGTTGCACTAATTGGACTTGCAGGGGACTCTATTAGCTTAGATAGTTCAAATGAAAATATAGGACTAATTCAAAGCCTATTCCCTTCAGGAAGTTCAGTAACTCTAATATCTCCTCTACCAGTTCTAGGTACAAACCTAGGATCATCTACCCTGAGTGTAATCAAGGGCGGCGCAGTTGAATACCCCAACTTCTTAGTACCAGGAACTTTTATACCAGATGAAACTAACATTCTTATAAAGACTAGTGCAACCAGCTCAGGAATTTTTGTGGACAGCCCAGGGTACTTAATACCTAAAGGATATAATCCACAATACTTAAAAGAAGTTATAAAATTCGCAGCGGCAGCTGGCTTTCCAATAAACTAAAAACTTAATCTAGATACATATTTATAATAAACCATGGGATATTTAAACAACACAGCAGTCACAGTTGATGCTATTTTAACCGCAAAAGGAAGAGAATTACTTGCCCGCGGTGACGGTTCTTTTAGAATTACACAATTTGCATTGTCAGACGATGAGATTGATTACACTCTGTACAATCCAACACAGCCATCAGGTTCAGCTTTCTTTGGTGAAGCTATCGAAAATATGCCTCTATTAGAAGCATTCCCTGATGAGAATCAAATTATGAAATATAAGCTCGTAACTCTTCCTAGAGGTACTGCTAGAATGCCAGTATTAGATATTGGATACTCTTCAATCACTATTAAGCAAGGTGCAAGTTTAGCAATTACTCCTCAGACTTTGAATTACTTATCTCAAACAGCTCTTTATGAGTCTTCAGGATATACATTCACAATTTCTGATGTAAGGTTATTTAACAACTTCAACGGTGTAGGAATCAACACTCCTGATGTTCAAGCTGCTAATCAAACAACTACAATCGGTACCTCAGTATCTAAGACAGTAATTGGAACTACATTGAATATAAGTGCAACTACAATCAACACTTTGTTTGGAGGAAATACATCATTATCTGCAACATTACAGGTAATCGGCAGAGACTCAGGTGCAAGACTTCAAATCCCAGTAATTGTCACTAAAACAAGCTAAACTATAACACATGTCATTTAAAAGATTAGATCCCGAAGATTTCCTCGTAAGCATTGACTCGGTAACAGCAACTGCTTGGTCTACCAATACACCAGTACTAAGTACATTCTTCACATCGTCAACAACAAGCACTAACGATAGCTACTATAAGAATGTATACCAAACCGCTTCAACAGAAACTAGTACAGCAGTTCAATTTGCAATTGCCTATGGAAATAAAGCAGGATCCGGAAGTGCTAACTTTAACGATTCAGTACCCGGTGTATCACCAACAAGAACTGTTTACGGTCAGTACCGTAATTTAGTTTACGGAGACGAAAATGCTCAATTTATTTTTGGAGCAGTAACAGCATCTGATTTCTGGGTAATCTCTGTTGATAGAGCGAGATATAAAGAGCACCTACTTAAAGGTACTTTTAATTTAACACTAACAGGATCTGGAATACAGACACTAAAATTGACCGACAACTCTGGAATGGTATCAACAGATACTTATTTAGATTGCGGTAGAGTCTACCAAATTATCTCCGGTTCAAATGGAGTTGCTAATACCAGCCTCAACGCCAACGGTTACTCTTTAAGCTCTGGATCTTACGGATTATTCTTACCAGATATTGCAACTATCATCCTTAACCCATTAGCACTATCACAATCAATAAACCTAAACCCTTCAAGATCTTCTGATTCAGATGGCTTCAATATCGCAAGATTATTCACTGCTGTTTCAGGAGCTGCATCTTTTCAAGTTAATAGCGAAGAAACAGTAACGTCTGATTTTGTATTCGTTAGAGCTAGAAACAGTGAATTTAACTATTCTGAAAACCCCTCATTTATTTCAGGATCAACAGGAGATGTTATCTACAGTACATTCATTAACTCTCCACAGACCTATATGACAACTGTAGGATTCTACAACGATACTAACGACCTACTCGCCGTAGCTAAATTATCAAAACCACTGACTAAAGACTTCACAAAAGAAGCTTTATTGAGAGTTAAGCTTGACTTTTAAAATGAATGACTGCGTTCAAACAACTGTTAGCATCCGACATTATAGTCACTCCATTTGAAGTGAATAAAGCCTTCCGGTTTACTGGAGCGGCTGAACTCACCGGATCTACTGTTGGTATTGATAGATTTTTAGGAGAAAATATAGAAGGATTATTTAGTCTAAATGAAAGTACAACCGGACAGGTTAATACTGAATATAAGAGACTTATTTACGATTCTGTAAGAGAGCTTTACTATTCTAACTATTTAAGTTCAAGTTATGGTTCACCAGTATCGGTTCCATTTATAATCCCGGGACTCGACTCAACTGGAGATGTATTAGTAGGACCAACAAGCTCTGCAGGTAGATTCGAAAATTATTTAGAAACAACTCTAGCTTATGAAAGGTATTTTCCGACTGCTTCTAATGCAATTATCGGAGTAATTTCAATACCTACTAAACTCTACGGAGATATAATTCAACCAGGCTCCTTTATTATTTCCGCTCAATCAGGAAGTATTACAGATGATGGTGATGGTAATCTTTATTTTTCTTTAGATGGTGAATGGTGCGGTAATATAATATATCAACATGGATTGGTGATCCTAACTAAAGATAACCAAGCAGGAGGTCCGTATTACGGTAGTGCAGTATATGGAACAAGTCTATACGGTGCAGCTAGTAATCCATTTATTGAAAATATAATAACATCCCCAAGTGTAACCTGCTCATTTAGTAGCTCATTTACAATATTTGAAACTCAATACAAATGCACTTTTAATTCCTCAGAATACAACCTTACACTAAATCCATCCTTAATTTCAGGATCAACCGGAAATATTTATGATTTTGCAACTGGATCTTTGTTTAGCCCGTACGTTACAACAGTAGGGTTATATAATGAAAATCAAGATTTAATCGCAGTTGGTAAGTTAGCAAAACCTTTACCGAGTAGTAATGTAACAGACACAACAATCTTAATTAATATCGATAGATAAAATTTATGCCTAATTGGTTTTACGAAAACAAAGAAGTTACACAGGAATATCAATTTGAAGACAGAGCAGTTGGATTTGTTTATTTAATAACAAACATCGAGACTGGTAAGTTTTATATTGGTAGAAAAATATTTACTAACACTCTGACTAAAAAATTAACAAAGAAAGAAATTTCGGAACAGTCCGGCCCAGGGAGAAAGCCTACTAAAAAGAAAGTTAGTAAGGAATCTAATTGGAGAGAATATTGGGGTTCATGTAAGCCTCTACTTGCCGAAGTTAAAGAGATTGGCGAAGATAAATTTAAAAGAGAGATTTTAAAGTTGTGTTTCTCTAGAAAACAATTAACTTATTATGAAATCGCTTACCAATGTAAATATGACGTACTTGAAACAAATTCATACAACGACAACATTATGTCCAGAATTTTCCGAAAAGACTTGCACTTACCCGATTAAAGTGTTATATTTAATTAATGGTCAATCATCTACTAGTAAGTCTAGTAAATAGTGTAATCGGGGCAGGTAAGCCGACATCAGGAGATAACTTCTCCTATAATTGTCCTTTCTGCAATCACTACAAGCCAAAATTAGAGATTAACTTTAAAGAAAACGAGGAAGGCATACACCACTGGCATTGCTGGGTGTGTAACAAGAAAGGAAAGAAACTCGTTAGTCTTTTTAAGGCTGTATCTGCTCCTGACCACAAACTACAAGAACTTAAGAACTACGTTAAGATCTCCTTTCAAGAAGAGCATGGAGTTAAAGTAGAAGCTCTAGCCCTACCTAAAGAATATAAACCCCTACATGATGTTAGTACTTCAGAAGTTACTGTACGTCAAGCATTACGTTATTTGAAAGAAAGAGGAATCAATTCAACTGATATTAAAAGATATAATTTAGGTTACTGCGAGTCTGGCCGCTATAAGGATATGATTATCATTCCAAGTTACGATGAGAATGGTACTCTAAATTATTTTGTAGGCCGTAACTTCGGTCCAGGTGATATAAAATATAAAAACCCTCAAGCATCCAAAAATATTGTTCCATTCGAATTGACCATTAACTGGGATAGTCCAATTGTGTTGTGTGAGGGTACTTTTGATGCAATGGCAATCAAACGTAATGCAATTCCATTACTAGGAAAGATTCTACCTGAAAAGCTTATGAAGAAGATTGTATCTTCTAATGTTAAACAGGTTTTTATTGCATTAGATAATGACGCATTAAAGCAGGCAATTAATTATTGTGAGACCTTACTAAACCATGGAAAAGAGGTGTTCCTAGTAGACTTAGATCAAAAAGATCCATCCGAACTAGGTTTCACCAACTTTACTAAATTATTACATAAAAGCACTCCATTATCATTCAGAACGCTAATGGAGAAAAAATTCCAATTATGATAGAAAAAAACGAAAACGTAAACAGCAAACGAGTTAAGAGATTAATACATCCGGATTCAACAGCTCGTCAAATCACCCTTGAAGATTCTAGATTCTATCAAAGGAAAGAAGGATTATTTTACCCTTCAGTAACTACGGTATTATCTTATTATCCAAAAGATAAATTCTTTGAAACCTGGTTAAAAGAAGTAGGATCTAATGCTGATGTCATCATGCGTAGAGCAGGTGAAGAAGGAACTCAAGTCCATACTGCTATCGAAGCATACTTAAAAGGAGAAGAAGTAACTTGGATAAACGAATGGGGTTCTACCAAGTACAGTTTAAAAGTATGGCAGATGATCCTAAAGTTTGTTAATTTCTGGGAAACCTATACCCCCACCCTTGTTGAATCAGAAGTTCATATTTTCTCTGATGAATTAGAGGTTGCAGGTACTTTAGATTTAGTAGTTGAGATTGAAGGTGAATTATGGTTACTAGATATTAAAACTTCAAACTACTTACATGATTCGTTTGACTTACAGCTTGCTTGCTACGAACAGGGCTGGAACGAATGTTTTGAGAAGCCTATTCAAAGACGCGGTATTATCTGGTTGAAAGCTATGACAAGAGGAGAAAGTAAGAAAGAGGGTAAGATGCAGGGTAAGGGATGGGAAATCAAAGAACCAGCTGAATCTTTTGAGGAAAACAAGAGAATCTTTAAACACCTTTACGAAATCTATAAAATTAAAAGACCGGACGTAAAACCTATCACAGAAATATTACCCACTAGCATCAAACTGAAAGGGTGATATTTATAACATATGATCAAGCTCACCTCCCTTCTTAGGCAAGTTTTATCTGAAGGCGGTAACGTCTTTGGAACTACTGCTTCTATCAGAAAGGAAAATATTGAATCTACTTTAGAAAAGTTTTCTGAATCACTAGGTAGAATATTTCCTAAAAAAGCATCTACTTTTAAAGCATTTGAAAAGTTAGGTTCAGCAGGTAAAAAAGATATCTCAGGTGATATCGATTTATCATACCCAGCAGAGAATCTAATTAAAGATGGTAAACCTGATTTAGAAGGTTGGGGATTAGATCCTCAAGAATTTCAACAGAGGTTCGAAGTAATTAGAAAGAAATCAAGAACTGCAACAGAAGCTCAATCAATGTTAAGAGCAATGTTGGAAATGATTGCTGATAAGATTAATAAGAGTTCTGAGGAAATGGAAGCAGATCCGAAAGGAGCCGGTGGAGGTTCAATCTTCTGCGCTTACCCTCAATACAATGAAACAGGAGAAAAATTACCTGATACTGCTCAAGTTGATATTAACGTAGGAAATCCTGAATGGTTAAAATTCAGCTACTACTCTAACATTTATAAAGGAGTTGTAAAAGGATTACATAGAACTCAATTAATGCTTGCGATGTTTACCAACAAAGGTAAAATGTTTAAACATGAATCAGGAGTACTAGATAAAGAAACTAGAGAAGTAGAAGCAACCAATCCAACAGAAGCTTTAGCTTTATTAAATAAGCTCTACGGTTTTGAACCTGAATTAACTAGAGATATCATTAACGATTATTTTGAACTATCAGATTTTTTAAAGAAGCAACTACCTCCTGAAGAATATAAAAACCTTATGAAGATTTATTTGAAGATCTTAGACTTTACAGGACCTACAGCAGACATTCCGGAAGACTTACAAGATTTCTGGATTCAGAATCAAGACGAATTTGACCTTAAAGGTAAATACTTACCACAATCATCTAACCTTTACAAATATAAGAAATAATGTCAGGCGCAGCAGGAGGTACTAGAATCCCAAGATCAGCTGTTGATCAAACAGTAAAGGATTTTATTAGCAACATCTTATCAAAAATTCCAGGATTTAAATCAGCTAAAATTTCTGGATCATATAATCAACCTGTTAAACAGGACTTCGGTGATATTGACTTAGTTGTTTCTATTGAGACAGACAAAGATAAAAAAGAAGTTAAGAAAATGATTGTCGATTACTTTGAAGGTTTAAACGACAAAGAACTTCCTTATTTAAATTCAGAGAGACATAAAGGAAAAAAAGCAATTAACCATGGTGAAATCATTTCGAACCTATACCCGATATCAGGCATGCCCGGTGAATTTGTTCAAATCGATAACATTATCGCAGTATCTGAATCAGAGGGTGACTTCAAGAAAGTTGTTTTAGACTATCCTGCTGAACTTCAAGGGTTAATCTTAGGTCTAGTTAAGACTCCATTACTGGAAGAAGATCCTGAGCAGGTATTTAAGAGAATGGGAATTAAAGATATTCCTTCATTAGGACCCGATCAAGAATACGAATTCCATTTAGATACTTCAGGATTATCCTTGAAGATTGTTACTCTAGATGAAAATTATAGACAGTTAGATAGTAATATTATTTGGGAATCAAGTGACTGGAACGATGTCAAAAGATTACTAAAAGACTTTAATGTAGACGGAACTTTTGAACAGTTTGTAGACAAAATTAAAAAATTTAAAAATCCTAGATCAAAAAATAGAGTTAAAGGATATTTTAAAACTTCCATTAAAGTAGGTTCTGCTGAACAGGGAACTCCTAAAGGAGACGGAAAGCAGCAAGCTCTAGATACTATTGCAGCTTTACAGGAAAAATACGGATCATTTGCTATTGATTTAATTAAACCTTTGTTATTAGAACAGGGAGAAGGAACAATTGCAATCTTCCCAGGTAAATTTAAACCACCTCATAAGGATCACTTAGCTCGTATTCAAGCAGCTGCTAAGATGGCAGCTCAGGTTAGAGTTATTATCGGACCTAATCCTGTTGCTAAGAATGATGAAGCAGCCGTTAGTGCTCAAGAAGCGATGGCTATTTTTGATTTATATAAAAAGAAAAATTTAGTACCGGATAACGTTACTTTTGAAATTAGCGATTTACCCTCACCGGTATTAAAAGCATATAAAGAATTCGAAAATAATCCTGAACAAGAGTATATTGCAATTTTTGGAAAAGATGATGCAGAACGGTTTAAAGGTATTACCAAGCTTCCAAACGTTACCATTAATAACTTCCCGGAAGCTAACATTGGTGATGCTAGTGCAACTGATTTAAGAAAAGCAATTGCAGTTCAAGACATAGCAGCAATCAAGCCATTCTTACCTTTCGGTGTATCACCATCAGAATACTTAGATGCATTAAATATGCCTAAAAGAGAACCTGTACAAGAAGCCTATAAAGGCAAAAGAACAAACGACGGAGCACCGGGAACTTTTAAAGCAAAGATTACAAAAGCTTACGGCGGTGATGTAACTATTGAAAAAGCTAGAAAGTTTAAGAATAGAGAAAATGCTACCCCGCATGATAAGCGTCAGGCAAATTGGTTTATTAATTTTCATTCTAAGAATGAGAATCTAGAACCATCTGATCTAAAAAATACCGGAAAATCATCTCCTTACGGGTCTGAATATACTCCGGTTCAAGAAGGACTAGCTCCCTATATTAAAGACCTTACCAAATACATGTACAATCAAGGTTTAACCATTGATCCTGCACCTGAAATTGAATTCGTAGAGGATGAAGACAATGCAAAGAATCCATTAGGGAAAACCGCACATTACGATCCTAATCAAAAATTAATAGTACTATATACTACCGGCAGACATCCTAAAGACATCTTAAGATCATTTGCTCATGAGATGATTCACCACGTACAAAACCTAGAAGGTAGACTCGGTAATATTCATACCACAAACGTAAACGAAGATGATTTCTTAAAAGCTCTTGAAAGAGAAGCTTATGAGAGAGGCAACATGGCGTTCCGATCATGGGAGAATGGTTTAAGAGGAGATAACGGAGTTAAATACATCAAAGGATTTGCTCCTAGAGATCACAATGACAAACCAGTGATGGCAGAAGGAAAGTACGACAGTTTATCTAATAGCTTATCAGGAATGATATTTGATTATTGGAAAAAAGATTTTGATGCTGGTGAGAGTACTAGTAACTTTCAAAGGTATGTAGTGGACGAAAAAACTGGTCTTGAATTCGAACTATTCGCTGACGCTAAATTTGTCGACCAAGACATATACTCAGTAGAAGGAGGAGCTAATGCAGGGAATGATTTGAAAGCTATAGATCCGCACATCGAAGCTGAATTCGTTATTGATACTCAGCAACTACCCCGGCTCTGGCAAAAAATCTCATTCGACCTTAAAGATTTTATGAGGCATGAAATTGAACACCTAACTCAACAAGGACCTAATCTATTAGGATCTAAAAAAAGAAATTCTGATCAAGCCCGTAGAGCGAAAATAAGAGCAGGGGAAATCCCAGACGCTAAATACCCTGTAATGAGAGCAGAAATTGAACCAATGCTTCAGGGAATGTATTTTTCTGCTAAAAAACAAAGAAGACCGTTTATTGATGTAATCAACGACTGGTTTGATTCTAGAGGTTATACCGAAAAGGAGAAAAAAAGTATCCTTAAAATTTGGGAACCTTACTTAAAACGACTATCTTTACCTAAATTCTAAACATGAAAAACATATTCGAAGACGAAGAAGAGCAGGGACCAGGAAGCTGGATCGCAGCTGACAAAGACATAGTAGTAACCCCGGAAGCACCTTCGACAGTTGAAGATGCGGTTAAAGCATTAGAGAATAAAGACAACTACGGTATTTACTTATCTAATATTAGAACCGGTAAACTAACTCCTAAGGACATGGAGGAGTTCTTCGGACCTTCTTCTCCAAGAGCAAAACAAAAAATTGAAAAAGATACCGGAATTATGTTTCCGATTAAAACTAAGACAGCTATCGATGATTTTATTAAGAGTAGAGCTGGGAAACCTAACCTAGTTCAGTATGAAGTTGTAGACGGTACTTTAATATTTCCGAACTCTAAAAATAATAGTAAAGGAAGAACTCAGAGTATTGTATCAACAGTAATGAAAAATGCCGGAGTTAGATATACAATCAAACAAAAAGAATCATTTAGTGAAGCTCAAATAAAAGCAATCATTAAAGAAGAGATTCTAAAAGCATTAAAGAAATAATTTATGTCAGAATCGGTTTTAAAGAAAGAATTTAGAGAAGCAGATCTTCAACGGTTACGTAATTTAGTTCAAGGAAAGACAGGAGAAAGAACTTCTGTTTCTTCCGGCTATACTAAAGACCACGTTGATCGTAAAGAAGGTGAGATCTGGGAAGAAGATAGTCGTCAATGGACTATTAAGAATGGAGTTAAGCAAACTATCTCAAAACTACAAGCAGTAAGAGATGTTGCTCTAACACCTCTATTCTGCCCAGACTGCAAAGCCTTAATGAAACATCGATACGACAATCAGTTCTACAAGATCCACCGTCACTGCTTTGACTGCCATGTTAAATTTGAAACAGAATTAAAAAGAACAGGTAAGTGGGATGAATACCAAAAACAAGTTGAAAATTCGGAAATTGACGGAATGATTAACAACTATGAGATTTGGGTTGATGATTTATTAAATGAAACTAACGACGGGTTTGTGACTGAACTCGGCGAAGTTGAGAGCTGGTCTAAAGTTAATAGGGATAAAATCTTAAAACAGAAGGAAGAAGCTATCGAATACTTAAAAAAGTTAAAGAAATAAAGCTATTTATCAATATGACGAACTCATTTAACATGGGAAATTGGAGACATAAGTATATCACTATGTCCGAAATTGCCAGTGAAGCTGTAGAAGTAGACAGTGGATATTACGATCGAAACAGAGCAACCATACTAGCTTCTCTTGAAAGAGAACATTATTCCTCTGAAGATGCTGAGCAGATTTTCGATACAATGAAAACTGACGGTCTTACCCAAGATGAAGCAATTGCTGCTTGGAATGAGATGAAAGCTGACTACAAGGGAGAAAAAGGCGGAGATAGAGAAGACGATACTATACCTGATGACTTAATGGAAGAAGACATTGATTTAGGTCACGAAGATGACGAACCACATATGATTAAAGCAGATCTATACCGTATTGGAAAATACGCTATGGAACTATACGCTATGGCAGACAAATTAGAGAAATCAGGACAAGAAATTGATTTCCCAGCCTGGTGGCAAGCAATGATCACTGATGCGAAAGAACAAATGGTTAAAGCGAAACATTATCTAGATTTCGAACTAAATGAACCGGCCATCAATGCTACTGTAGATACAATGAGCTTATACGAAAAATATACTAAAGCTTAACACAATGCCTATTCACGATAAAAGAATTCAGACAGCAGTAGCTGAAAAATTAAAATCTATGGGAAAGAAAATGGAAGAAGGCTCTGAACTTACTGAAAAGAAAGCTACTTTCTGCGGAAGATGTGGACACACTCACGTTAAAGGAACTCCTTGCCCGAGACCTTTTAAAGAAGAAGCTGAAATAACTGCTAAGTACGATGATGCACCAGAACTAAAAGGAGGTCAAAAAAGACTTCCTGATATGTTACAAAAAGCAATCGTTGATAAGGTAGTGGGTAAAATTAAAGAAGCAACTGCAACTATTGATTATAGAGATCCTGCTGAGAAAGATGATGTGTTAAATATAGATGACATCGCAGCCACCATAAAAACTTTCCAAAGTAGCCCTACCTTTAAAGGAACAGTTAAAGTAGACGGAAAAAAAATAATTCAAAAAGAATCGCTTTCTGAAGGAATGCATGCAGACTACGAAGGTAAGATGGCAAAAGCACAGCTTATCTCTATCGTTAAGAATGCAAAAGACTTATTTGATTCTATGGATGACAGCACTCAATTAAAAGCATGGATTCAATCTAAGTTAAGCAAAGCAGAAGACTATATCAGTTCAGTTAGAACCTACCTTGACGGTGAGTCATTAACCACAACTACTCCTTTAGTTCACAACAGTGAACCTGTTAGAGATGATGAAGGTGCTGCTTTAAACATCGGGGATGTTGTCAAAGCTGCCGACGGTAAAATCTACCAAGTAATATTCTCCTACTCTGAAGGAAAGCCTTTCTTAACACCTTTTGACTTAAAGAGAAGAAAGCCTGTGAATTTAAGAGAAAGACATTATTTTGATAATGTATCTGAAGAGATGAATAAAACTCTAAAGATGTCTAAAGTAATGGAATATACTGCTACCAAGGGTGGCTTTATGAGATAAAACTTCGTAACTTTAGCACATAATGAATAAACACCAACTCAGGTCGATAATTAAAAAAACCATTGTAGGAAAACTACAGAGGCAAGGTATTAACAAATACAAAGAGTATAAGGTTTTAAATCATGTACCTGACTTGATATCTATTCTAACTGATTTAATGTCACCGCAATTTAATCTATTTGTAAGAGACATTGAATGGGTAGCACCAAAACCACCCACCTTTAGAGTTGTCCTAGAAAACGATCAGTTTTTCTATTTGTATGATTTAGGAAGATCTTGGGTAGCTGAGGTAGAAGGTAAAAAATATTACTTATTAAATTTAGGAGAAGAAGAGAGAGCATTATCAAGTATCGCTCGTATTCTTAGATACGGTAAAGCAGTTAATGCAGACATGGGAGATGAATTTGGAGCCGGCGGTGGAAGCACAAGCATTGGCGGCGGATCAACCGGAGGCGGTGGAGGTGGAAACATGGAATCAGCTTTAGAGGAACCGCTACCAGCCGAACCAGGAGCTGAAGAAATAGCTGCAGAAGAACCTGAATTAGAATTATAATGGATATAATCGAAAAATTTATTAGAGAAAACTGTTGGAGATTTCCAAAAGGATATCCTGATATTAATAATCTAGAAGATACAAAGCTACTTTTTGAATTGCTAAAAAAAGAGCAATTGCAAGAAGAAGAAGGTGAAATAAATTATGATGAAGAAATTAAAAAACAGTTAACATTAGTACAAGATCCCGAGAATAAGAGAAAGTTACTTAAGTACATGAATGCACTTAATGTAGGAGAAGATAAAGACGATGATAAGTTAGAAGAGAGTATCAAAGTACAATTAGAGAATAGAAACATCCCAAAAACTTACGTAGACTTTATTGTACTGCTTGCATTTAAACTAAAAGAATTAAGTAAGTTAGATGCATATTTAAAGAACCCAACTATCTCTTACGAAGATCTAGAAACCAACAGCTCCTTATTAACTTTAACAGACCCGGTACCGTTATCGGAAGCTTTTAAAAATAGAATAATAAACCTAGAAGGAGGTCGAGGAGTAGGTAAAGGAGAAGTAGCAATAGTGTTATTTTTAAGAGATGCTAAAATCATAGGAGGAAGAAAAGACTCGGATGATGCGAAAGGCGATGTAGAGATCCAAAGCCATGCTGTAGAGATTAAAGCTGATAAAGCCCAGCTAGTAAGTTTTGATATAGCTAGTTACGGAAGCAAACCAACCGCAGAACTTAAAAGAATCTTCGGAGAAGATCTAGAAATAACATCAGGAACCTTATGGCCTAACTCAGTAGAGCAATACTATAAAAATTCTGAAGATAAAGAAGAGGTCCTTAATTTGATAAATAAGACGATAAAAACATTTTACGGCGGTCACAGTCATGTTAAAGCAATAAAAGACTCAGACTTAGAACAACCTTCTTCATTACTAACATACTTAACAGATCAACTAGCAATAAGTTACTTAAAAGGTAAAAACGTGTTAATGCTGAATACTAAGACAGATAATTATATTTTAATTGAATCTGAAGAAGATTATATGACTAACCGCGCCTCAGGCGCAATTAAGATACTATCGTTCTCCGATAAATTCCCTAGATTAACATACAACAAGTAATATTTATAGACATGTGTAGCTGCGGATGTAATACTTGCGAAACTAAAGCTCCTTTATTAACTGAAGGTGTTTTGTTTGAGCAACCAATCTCAGAGAACCTCTTATATCATATCAAGAACGGAAAACCGATAACAGAAAATACTTTTAGATACGGTTCAACTGCTTTCATTAACTTATGGAAAGAAGCAAGAACATTATACTCAAGGAATATTTTAAATGTTGGAGAAGAAGACGAGCATATTTTATTAGAAACTCAATTAGGGGAATACGGAATGTTTGAAGGAGATAGAGTTCCTTTAGACTTACCAATGTTAGATGAAGAACTTCTTTTAGAAGCTAAGTACCAAGGTAAAGAAGTAGCTTTAGGAAAACCTAAAAGAGGTGGATCTAAAAAATTTTACGTTTATGTAATGAATCCTAAAACTAAAAAGGTAAAGAAAGTTTTTTTCGGAGGCACAACAGGATTAAAAGCAAAAATAAACGATTCAGCAGCCAGGACAAACTTTGCAAAAAGACATAACTGTGCTGAAAAGAAAGATAAAACAAAACCAGGTTACTGGTCATGTAGATTGCCGAGATATGCTTCTTTACTAGGACTAAAAGGATCTTACTCAGGATTCTGGTAATGATTAAACTCTTAGACATACTACAAACCGTTCTTCAAGAAAAAAAGAAAAAGCGTGATAGATGTCTCCGTATTGCCGATCGCAAATACGAAGAACACGGTGCTTATAAATCCGGTGCTGTAGTTAGATGCCGTCAAGGCGATATTTGGAAAGACTTAAAAGAAGAAGAACTTGAAGAAGCCGAATCACTACATAAGTGGTTTAATCGCCAAGGTCCTAAAGGAAAAGAAAGCGGATGG